AGGTTATCTAACATAGTATAGTTCTGCTTTGCAAATCCTTGATATGCAGTCTGGATACTCTCCATAGATGTACCCATCTTGTTAGCATTGTCTGACATATCAATCATGGCCATATTGGCAATATCTGCTGCTTTATCTGTATCTCCACCTAAAGATTGTAATAGACTTGCTGAGAAACCTGTTACATTCTCCATATAAGCATTTGCTGAAAGTCCAGTGGTTTTGTATGCTTCATTTGCAAAACCCTTTACTTTTTCTGCCGATGCTTTAAATAAGGTGTCAATTCCTCCAAGCGATTGTTGGAGTGCTGCACCTTCACTTAATGCTGCTCCAATTGCTTTACCAATTCCTGCAGCTGCAATAGCGCCTTTGAGGGCACCGATTAAACTTGAGCCAAGAGATTTTCCAGAGCTTACTCCAGCTGAAGCTACCTCTCCACTCATTTCTTTCTGAATCATCCCAGTGATGCCTCTAGCTGAAGGGATGATTTGCACATACGCTTTTCCTAATTCTGTCGCCATTAGTCATCACCTCCTAAACTGGCTAAACGTTCTTTGTAGCATCTTTCAAATTCCTCGCCAGATTGGAAAACTAGATAGTCTCTATCTTCTTCTTTATCTTCCCTGTGAATAAATTGACTTGCTATTGATTTTGGTTGATTGATACCTTTCTGACCGTCTTTAGTTTGCAACCATAAAGAAAGTGATAACTTGTCAACCATCAAGGATAACAATAAGGTGTCTAGTGAAACTATTTGGTCAGACATTAATTTCTTAATTCTTGAATCATCTCTTAAACCATACGAAAAAACAGCTACCTTTGATAGAGGTAGCTGCTTATAATCGTATATATTATAAGTTTCAGCTAAATCACAGATTAGAGCATCTTCATCTAGCTTTATCATCTGCGCAAGGATTAGGATTTTTTTACTTCTTGAACAGTCTCAAAAACTGCTTTCAATTCGTCTGCAATTTTTTCATTTGGGATGATGCCATCTTCTTCACGCAGATGATCTTTAAATGCCTTGGCTTGTTCTTCTCCAAAAAGAAGTTTTAAGACTTTAGGGAACGCTTGTCCATTCCCTTCATCGACCTCGCCAATTAATTCCAATAGTTCGTAGTTGTTCAACCTACGCTCTGAAATTTCAAACTTAAATCCTGATGGAGTTTTCCCTTTAATTGTTTTCGACATATATTATGCTCCTTGCATGTATTCGTAGTGAGTGTTTCCTTGGTCGTCTGGCAATGCTGTGATTGTCAATTCATAACCAATTGGATCACCGTCTTTATATCCGATTTCTCCAATCTCGCTCACTTTACCACGAGGGATAACAATACGTTTAACTGATCCATTCTTCAACATCATATCAATTACAAGGCTATGCTCTGGCAATTCATTCGCATTAGCTTTAACTGTGATACCTGTTGCAAGTGTTCCTGTTACATTATCTGCACCATAAACTTCTTTCAAGACTTCGATATTCAAGCTTTCAATCAATTTGAATTTGAATGTATCTTTCTTGTCAGTTTGTGATGATAATACTGTTTGACCGCCCCATGCTTTGACTTCTTCGCTTTCTGGAGAGTTTTCATTTGTCAATCCATCTTCAGAGATATACCCCAAAGTTTTAAAAGCTTCATTAAGTGCAGTCTTAGCATCTTGTGGTAATGCTGTTTTAAGTGGTGCACTTGATACTGCTCCACTGATATTCGGTTTTGCTGCTGTTACGTTTGCTGATGATGCTGATGTTGTAACCATTTGATTTTCTCCTCTTTCTTCTGTACCTGAACCCATGAGTTCCTCCTGTTAAAAATAATTAATATCGTACACTGCTTGATAACGATATTTTTTCGTTCCTATATCCGTAAAGTTGTAATCACTGTTATGATGCACTCCACTCACTTCATTGACCGTTACAAGCTTTTCAACTGTCTTTTTGACAAGCTCATTTAACTCTGCCGATTTTTGAAGTGATGGCGCATAACTTTGAAAAGCAAACGTGGCAGAGTGTGTGTAGTCACTACCACCACTTCCAGTCTTTTCAATGATTACGAAACTTTCTGGCATATCTTTTTGATGCTCAAAAAAAGACGGAACATTTAAGTTCGCGTCTAAAAATTTCTTTATGACAAGTTCAATCATTTTAATGCCTTTAGTAAAATATTGTATTTAGCATTTTTTTTCATGCTTTTTATGTCGGTTGTACTTATCTTAGCACTAGCACGTTTTTGACCAGGGGATACTTTTAATTCAAAACCATCGCCTGCACGTTCTGCCACCACTTGACCTTTTTCTGTCAATAGACCCTGCATTTCTCCTGATCTTAAAAGTGCTGAAACACCAGATGGATTTAAAGTAAATTTCATCTTACTCATAAGTTTCAACCATCACTTTCTTGTTCCAATCCAGTGGTATCATGGCTTCGATACCCTCTAAAGGAATACCGATTGTGCGCCACTTACGACCAAAGAATATGACTGTTTTTTCTTTCCAGTCGTGCTGGTCTCCTTTTGGAATACCTAAAGTATATTCAGCTTTTTTTCCTGTTAAGTTCACTTGTGTGGTCACATCATCTGTTGATGATGGTGCTACTAGTACATTTTCCACTTGGACTTCAGTTTCACGATAGATAGGATGACCAAAGTCATCCTTTCCATCTTCAATCGTATCCAATAATGTTATTGTAATTCCTTTAATCCGTCCCATAAATATCAATCACCCCATATCTTTGTTTTTTAAGACCGAGACGTTTCAATTCTGAATCCTTGATAAAGAGACCTCCACCAGGAACAAGATAAGACCCGCTGAAGGAATATCCTAAAGCAGATTCAGCCATTTGAGTCATTGGTTCCTGATCAGTTGATGTCATCAAGGTGCGAGCAACTACATCCACTGTTACGGATTTAACCACCATAGCAAAAGATGGATCAGTAGCAACCAATCCATCTAAATCTTTGCCAACTTTTTTAGCTTCAACTCTAAGAGAATGAGAAACAACTTCCAACAGTGCTTCAGCTCGTTTTTCCTCATCGAATTTTAACGTCCGCCACAATTTTTTAAGATCGTCTACTGTTGCAAAGTTTTCCATCTAACTCACCCTTCGTTTGCGATTAGTAAATCAAGCAAAGCAGATTTATTTGCCTTGCTATCATACTCAACACCTAGCTCGTCAAGCTTAGCTTTAATTTCAGCCACTGTCAAAAGGTATTCCTGTTTAAATTCTTCAATAGGAACCCAATCTCCAGATAGCTCACTATCTGTTGAAATGCAAACACCTGTATTTTTATCACGATATGTAGTCATTTCCTACCTCCATTAAGCTTTAACACGAGCGAATGCATCAGCATCTAGGATTCCCCATCCGATAAACGCTTCAGCACGAAGCAAGATTTCATTATAGGCTTTCAAGTCACGACCTGCTCCATCTGGATCACCATATTCAATAATTTCCATAGGAATATTTTCAGCATAGCCCCACTTGAAGCGATTTTCAAAGTCACCAACAATCGCATGATCTGTTTGAGCGTTTCCACCTGTAACAGTCAAGTTTTTATTTACGTCTGATTTCATTCCGTAGAACGAGTCAGGATTTTGACCAAAGCGGAATTCTGGATATTGAGATACACCGTTTACTTTCAATTTAGCAAGTGACTGTCCACCAACTGGAGAAAGAGCTACACCTGTAACTTCACCACCTTTAGCGACGATTTGTTGAACAGCTGCATCGATGTTGTCGTCAAATTTATCTTCTGCGTAATTTACGATATTTGCAGTAATCAAGCCATCAAATGAGTTAGTATCACGGAAAGTTGCATCTGTAAGACCTTTAGGCTCCAAACCGTGGATAGCAGCAATATCAAATGCATCTGCAATTTTCTTAGCGAATCCTTCAGCAAATTGTGAAAGGTATTCAAGTTGTTTTTCTTCCGAAGCATACTTAAATTCATCTGTAATACGAGCTTGGTAAACAAATTTAAGAGGTTTGATTACCTTTGGTTCAATAATTGCTTTACCACCAAGTTTTTGTTGGCCTTCACCAACGATCTGAGCATTTCCTTCAAGACTGAAGATAAATTGTTCTACCCCGTTAAACGGAATAGGTGTTTGAGATGAGAGTTTTGCAAGAACAGAACGTCCTTGCACTTTTGAAATTAGTTCTTTTACCAATTCTGGTTGAAAAAGTGTTCCTTGTTTCAATGAATTATCTGCCATTTTTTATTCTCCTGTATGATTTAATTCTCGAAGCATTGACTTCATTTGCATTGTTTTGTTATCACCAACTTGTGGCTCTGTCTCTCTGATTGGCGCAACTGGTTGAGATTTTTTAATATAACCAGCTAAGCGCTCTGCATCAGCTTTCAAGCTTTCTTCATCAGTTCCCTGCAAACGATCTGCAAGGTCGTAAGGCAAACCATGTTGCAAAGCCACACGAGTTCGTAGATTAGCCGTCTCATAACCAGCTATTTGATTCTGCAAATCTTCAAGTTGCTTGTCAGCATCTGCCTTACTTTGATTATTAGCTTCAATCGTTGACTTCAAGCCAACATTTTCTTCTTCCAATTCTGCAACACGAGTTTTGAGCTGGTCATAGTCGCTATACTTATCTTTCTCTCGAGATAAGCGCCCCTTAATAGCAGCATCAAATTCTTCCTGTGTAGTGATTGGTTTAAATTCTGACATTCTCATGTCTCCTTTCTCCTGCTTTCCCGGCAGTTCGGTAATTTTTTGGGCATCAAAAAAAGCAGCCACCTGACCGCTTATTTTAATAACTAATTTTTTGCTTTTTCTTAGGCTTAGTCGTAGCACAAGCCCAGTGCGCAAGCAAAGCACTATCCATCAAAGAAATATCCATATCGTCAAAGTGCGATCGATAACCAAAGCCACCGTTTGAGCCAATATTCCGCTTATCGCAATTTGTGGCTACTTTTGATAGAGATGGTTGGCCAGCGTGACAGATGGTCTTCTGGTAAATTCCCTGTTCCCAAAGAGCGTTGGCCACGATGATTTCTTTCACCGTTGGCAGAATCACATTCTTGATTCTATAGTCCTTCAACTCTTCGTCCAGGATTTTTTGACCACTTGCGCCATCGATAACAATCTGAGCTACATCAGCTTGTCTCAGAAAAGCGACCATCCACTCATTACCATTACGAACAGATTGACAATCAACAGTTTCTACAAAGAAACGGCCATCCTTGGTCCGTGCAGCAATACTCAATGCCACGTTCGTTCCGTCTTGACCATACTTAATACCAACAGATAGCTTGCCAGATAATTCTGGAACATCATCCACCTTGAGCTCATTCCATTCAGTTTCAGAGATAGCAGATTTCTGATTGTATGTTGGCCAGAATCCCAAACGCTGGATATTATGGTCCAACTTATCCTCACCAAGCTCTGCTTCAATCTTACGCTCATTTAAGTGATAGCCCATAGATGGATTTGAATTGTACCAGGATTCAACATCGTCAATTTCCTTTTCATCAGAAACCGACCACTCAGCCCAGCCAGAATACTTCCCTTTTCCGAAAAGGCAAGTCTCACGGTACTTAGTAAAGACCGTACCACTTGAAACTGGTGTCGGAGGTGTTCCACACATGATTGTGATAGGATTCTCACTATCCGTTACCGTGTACTTCAAGGCAGATTCTTGCTCAGTCGTGTACTCCTGGGCCTCGTCAATAATCAGCATATCAAAACCTTCACCAAGACCACCATTTGATGTTCTGGTACGGAATTGGACAACACCACCTGTTGAATATAGCTCAATTCTTTCTTGACCCTTAGCTCGAATGGAATTGAAATCCTCACCATCAACATACCCCATTTTCTCAAGGTATCGTTTAACTTTTTCAAAAGAGGCATGAGATGTAGAAATTCTATGCGCTGTATGCAGAATGTTCAATCCTTTATGAAGCGCCCAAATTTCAGCTATATAGAGGATTTCTGATTTACCATTACGACGAGGTATAGAGTAGCCAAATTTTTGGTGTACCCATAGTCCGTTTTTATCTACTGCCATTAAAGGCAATAGCAGATTTTTCTGCCAAGCATAGCAAGAAAGACCAGTCCGTTCGTAAAGTTCAATAGCTTCTTTAGCTTTTGAATTTTTCTTGACGTATTTTAAAATCACCGATTGAGTAGGATTCTGATTGCCAAGTTTCTTCCTCGCCATTCCACTTTCCTTTCAATCGTCATCGCATGATAACCCTATCGCTGGGAGATATCGGATCACCTCCTAAACAAAAGCACAATAAAAGCACCTAGAATTTTCTAAGTGCTTATCCCCAAGCGAATGATTTCTCGCTTGGTAATTCTCCCTTATCCCACATCTGCTTCACTGCTCC